TGCAGGAAGAGTTGGAGATGCTTTGTCAGGATGCACTTCTGTGGCCGCAGGTTCTTCAAATGTTTTTGCCGGAGGTTGAATAAATAGAAGATGACAACAGTAACGACAATCGATAATACAACAAGAACATTTCGAGACTTGGACTTGGCGTTCACCATTCATCCTGTAAGAAAGGATGTCAATGTTTATAAAGGTGAATATGCCGTCATTAACTCCATTAAAAATCTTGTTCTAACAAATCACTATGAGCGCCCATTTCAACCTGAATTGGGAAGTAACATTCGCAGACTTTTGTTTGAAAATGTTGACTCGGTTATGGCCGCACAAATTGAGCGAGAAGTTGAAGAAACAATCAATAACTTTGAGCCAAGAGCTCGTGTTTCAAAAGTTACTGCGACTGCAACGCCAGACGAAAACAAATACTCAGTTGTGCTTGAGTTTTTCGTAATTAACAACCCAAGCCCAATTACAATTAATTTTTTCCTAGAACGGATTAGATAAAAATGGCAGACCGTTTAAGAGTTACCGAACTTGATTTTGATACAATCAAGCAAAATTTAAAGAACTTTTTAAATCAACAATCTGAATTTACAGACTATGATTTTGAAGGTTCTAGTTTAAGTATTTTACTTGACCTTTTAGCCTACAATACCCATTATAACGCATACTATCTAAACATGGTTGCGAATGAGTCCTTTTTAGATAGTGCATTGCTTCGTGATTCGGTAGTTTCACATGCTAAAACTTTAGGATATGTTCCATATTCTCAAAGAGCACCAATTGCAACAATTAATTTTACTGCACAGTCCGCAACAAGTAATTCAGGTAGTTTAACAATTCCCTCTGGGTTTGCATTTTTGTCAAACCAAATTGACAACACATCATATAACTTTGTTGTCTTGGATGAAATTACTGTATTAAAAGCGAACAATCAATATTATTTTGAGAACCTTGATATTTACGAAGGTCAGTTAGTCACTTATGTTTTCAACTATGACCAAGCATCAAATCCAAAACAAGTATTCAATTTACCAGATACAAATATTGACACAACCACAATTAAAATAACTTCAATTCCTGCCGCAGGCAATACACAATTAACTGTTTACAATAAAGTTACCGATGTTTTGGATGTGACTTCATCATCCGAAGTTTTTTATGTGCAAGAAAACAAAGGTGGTAAATTCCAAATTTATTTTGGTAATGATGTAGTTGGTAAAAAATTACCCGATGGTGCGGTTGTTTCTGTAACATACTTGGTTACAAATGGAACTGCTGCAGATAAAGCCAATAACTTTGTTGCGACATCCGCATTGGTAGATTCTTTAAATGAAGGTATCAACAATTATGTAATTTCTCCCATCTCTGCCGCCTCTGGTGGTTCATTAAGAGAAAGTGTTGATGAAATTAAATTTGGTGCACCTGCACAATTTACCACACAGAATCGTTTGGTTACATTTAAAGATTATGAATCATACATCAAGAAAAACTACCCATCGGTAGATTCATTGTCTGTTTGGGGTGGCGAAGATGCGATACCTCCTGTTTATGGTAAAGTATTTGTGTCATTAAAACCAAAACAAAATTACTATATCTCAGAAACAGAAAAACAAAGAATTGTTGATGATATTATTTCACCAAAAGCAATTGTTTCTGTTGGTGCGGAAATTATTGATCCACAATTCTTGTATCTTTTAATCGACAACTATGTGGAATATGATAAAAACAAAACAACTCAAAGTGCTGAAGCAATTAAAACTTCAATTCGCAATGCAGTTTTAACTTATAACAATACAAATTTAAATAAGTTTGATGCCACTTTTGTTCTTTCTAAATTGCAAGATTCGGTAGATGGTGTAGATTTAAATGCAATTCGTGGTTCAGAAACTATACTGAGATTACAAAAAAGATTTGTTCCAGAACTTAATGTTTCAAAAACATATCAGATTGAATTCAATGCTGAATTACACCGTGGTACAACAACCAATCGCTTAGCATCATCAGAATTTGATGTGTTTGATTCGTTAGGTGTCCGTAGAACGGCACAATTAGAAGAAGTCCCAAACTCATACACCGGCATTACAGAAATCAATGTGACGAATCCTGGTTTTGGTTATACTGTTGCACCAACTGTAACAATTACAGGTGATGGAACTGGTGCTAGTGCTACTGCAACAATTGTTAATGGTCGTGTTCAAAAGATTACGGTTGTTAATCGTGGTATTGATTATACATCTGCATTAGTTACTATTTCTGGCGGTGATGGAGATGGATATGGTGCTACTGCTATTGCGGTTTTAGATTCCAGATTTGGTGATTTAAGAACTGTTTATTATGATAATTTTGCACAGAAACAAATTATTCGTGAAAAAGCAGGAACAATTGATTATCAAAATGGTATTATTACTTTAACTGATATTCGCATTTTATCTGTAAAACCAAGTGATGGTTTTATTCGTATTTCTTTAGAATCAGAAAAAGGTATTTTATCATCTGCAAAAAATACTATTATTACAATTGATAGTGCAGACCCTTCTGCTATTGTAACCGAACTTGTTAGTGTCTAATGTCTGATTTAAGAACTTCTTTACTTGTTAATCGTCAAGTTCCTGAATTTATTCGGGAAGAGTATCCGTTATTCATTTCTTTTTTAGAAGCATATTACGAATATCTTGAAACTAAACAAGGCACTCAACTTAATGATTTAACTCAAAGAGCCAAAGACCTTCGAAATCTATCTGATGTTGACGATTCAATTGATGATTTTGAAGAACAGTTTTTTGCAACATATGCCTCATTAGTATCTAAAGATGTTGAGGTTGATAAAGCGTTTTTAATTAAAAATGTTTTACCTCTTTACTTAGCAAAAGGTTCTGAGAACTCGTTTAAGTTATTGTTCAGAATGTTATTTGGACAAGAACTTGAAGTTAAGTATCCTAAAAATGATGTTCTAAGAGCATCTGATGGTAAATGGAAAAGAGATGAGGTTATTAAGGTAACTCAAGACATTTCAAGTTTCTATACTGGAAATGGAACTAAAAAAGAATTCAATCTTGTTCCTTTTAACTCGGCATTAGATACAACCATTACAGTTTATGTGAATGGTTCTTTAATTGCAACATCTAATTATTTTGTTCGTAAAGAAATAAACAAACTTTATTTTTATACTGCACCTGCAAACAATTCAGAGATTGAAGTATTTTATCGTAACATCAATATAGAAATATTTAAAAATAGAAAAATAACTGGTTTAATTTCTGGTGCAACTGCATTAATTGAAGAAATAGAGATTGAAACTATAAACAATGAACAAATTACTGCATTTTATGTAAATTCAAAAACTGTTGTTAGTGATTTTACAATTGGTGAAGCAATTTTATTTGATATTATTGCAAATGATGATACATTAATATATCTTCGTGCAAGAGCATTTTCTTCATTATTAACAATTACTGTTCTTGATGGTGGTGCAAACTATAATGTTGGTGATCCTATTAGTATTATTGTTCCTACTTTTGAGAGAGAACCAAAAGCGTTTATCTCTAAAACATTTAGTGGTAAAATTAATCAAGTAATAATTCGTGATGGTGGTGCTGGATTTCAAGTTGCAGCCAATGTTCGTGCAATAGGTATTCCTGAAGAAGAATTATTTTTTGCCGTAGGTGCAGTTAATACAACAGGTACTAATACACCAAATAGTTATACCATTTTTTCAGATGTAATTTCAGATATTGACCCAGCAAATAATATCATCTACAATTTAAATTGGGGTCTTTCTGGCGATACAGTTGCAAATGTAAATACTGTTATTTCACAAGCACTATCAAACATTTCTTACACCACTATTGGTGAAATTAGTAATGTTCAAGTTCTTATTTCTGAATTAGCAGTAACAACAACACCAACACTAAATGCAGACCCAGCGATTGTTGACATTGTTCCAATTGCAAATACAACCACCAACACAATCGTAAAAATAGATACTTTTGGTTCTTTAGGTAAACTAATAATTACTGACGGAGGCATAGATTACGCAGTTGGTGATGAACTTGTTTTTACCAACAAACCAATGAGTTTTGGACTTGGTGCTGCGGCCGAGGTTACAAATGTTTCTGCATTAGGAACAATTACAGAAGTAAAATTTGTTCCATCAAAAATCACTGGAAACGCAAGTGTAACATCTGCAAGTAATGTAATGGTTCAAGGTTATGAAACATTGTTTGAAACAGAACTAATTGTTGGCGATAAAATTATGATTGGTTCTAATACAAGAACTGTGGTATCAATTGCTTCAAATACTTCACTTAATGTAAATACAAGCTTCGGTTCAATTCTAACAAATAGACCAGTTAGACATTTGGGAAGATATTTGATAGGTGGTCAAGGATACACTAACGACAAACTTCCAACAATTACTGTAAGTTCTACACTTGGAATAAGTGCGAACATAGCCGTTACGACAATTATGGGTGATGGAGAAAATCTATTTCCCCGTGGTACTGGTCGTGCTGGTGAAATCCAAGAAATCACAATTCTTGATCCAGGTAAAGGTATTCGTACCACACCTCAAATTGTTTTGACTTCAATTGGAGATGGAACGGCTCAAGCAAATGCAACACTCAGTCCAACATTGCAAGAATTGGCCGGAAGATGGACTTCTTCAGATTCAATTCTTTCATCTTCCGACAGAAAATTACAAGGTCGTGATTATTACATTAACTATTCTTACTTGTTATCATCGGAAATTGAGTTTGGCAAGTATAAAAAAATCTTTAAAGAACTCTTACATCCTGCTGGATTTAAATCCTATGCAGAGCTAAATAAACTAAATGAATTAGATGCCAATAATGTGACAATGAACACATTAACGGTACCTAAAAATATTCGAACACTTTCTGGTACTGTTAATGTTAACAGCACCATTTTTGTTGTTGGAACAGGTACTAAATTTACTAAGGCAGCCAATCTTGATTTTATTGGCGCAAACACATGGATTGCCGTAAACTCAGAGATTCGCATGGTGAATTCAATCATTAGCGATACATTACTGACTGTAAAT